GGGAGCCTACACTCCCTTTTAATTTTAGATAAGTTGAAAATTATTAATATACTTGTGTTGTGCCGTTATATTCGAACTGGTCAGAGTAACCATTTGTACTTCTTCTATGATGAGAAAACTCATATTTATAGCCATCAGCATCGTAAAAAGTAAGCCATGCAGTATTTTCATAATTTGAAATTACTTGTCCTTCAAACAATTGGTCAAGTACTGTTGCTCTTGCACCGAATTGCGAACCGTCATAATCAATGTTCCATCTTGTATAACTTGACTGAGCATCTTTTGTAAATCCTGATATATGATATCCATTTGGTGCATGAATGCTTGAGTATGCAGAATCATCCAATCCCCAAGTATGATATGCACTGTTGCCCGACAAGGTAAACGTATTAGACGGTATTGTATCGCCTAATTCCAGTGTTGTACTTGATGGAGCATGTACTACTTTAACAAGTGTAACGTCAGTAGTCATACCAGTTGAAGTCCAATCAGGGTGGTCACTATCCATATCAACATGGTCATTTATGTAAGATGATATATTAGTATTATAACTAGCACCTGTAACACGTAGATAATGAGTACGTGCCTGTGTTGGCGTTCCAGTTGATGTTTGAGTTGGCCATGCAGTCGTAACCGCTGTATCTGTTATTAGTCCATGGTCTTGTGTATCGACTACTACCAAATCATTTACTGTAGATAAATCTACGAATTCTCTTGTACCTGATTTAGATCCCCCAAATGATGCTCTGTGTACCGCTCCCGATGTTGGCAAATCAACCGCATCATCTGTAATTGAACCGAAATCTTCTAGTTCTGCTAACCAAATAGAACGTCTAACTATTACTTTTGGGCCAGCACCTGCGTTTTGCCAAGTAACCCCACGATATTTTGCCATTATACCATCTCCTAAAAAAATATATCAGTTAATCTTTATTGTATATATTTATCATAAAGGTGGAAAAGTAATACACTTATATAAAGCGTATTACAAATACTTATTATTGAGGATTTTTATTAGAAAGTGCCTTGCTTGCCACTGCACTTGCTCCAGCACGTGCCGCCATGCCTTTGATGCCTTTCTTAAGCAATGCACCACCTACTGCTTTCGCTACTGGTGCCAACACTGCTAATGGTGCCAATTCGTCAACTTTCTCAGTACCTGCAAGTTTTCTTAGTCTTGCTAATTCTGGGCTTTCTTCTTTTTTAATTTTTGACCAGCCTTCTTGGTCAGCCATTTCATCATCCATGCCTTGGAAGTTATTATCTTGTGGTTCAAAATATGTAAATTCACTTGCTGGCATCATGTGTGTAAACTTGTGAAGTTCGTCTTTGCCACAATATCCAAAAGCACCTGTATCAGTATTAATACAAGCAAATTCATTGTCAGTGGATTCACCCATTGGTTCTGATTCATTAGTTGGAGCACCCATTTTTGCTTGACGAACTAGCATCTCTAATCCTTCTTGGTCCATAGTTTGCTCTATTTCATCACCTGAATAGTTATCTTGTTCATCACCCATGGCACCCACTTCTGCTTTGTGTTCTTCGCCATTTTCGTCTTTAACAATATATGTATATTCGCCTACTCTCTTGTATGATAGTGGGCCACCTTCTGGTGATTTAAACTCGCCTTCTAGTTCTGATTCATTTACTTTATGATGAGACTTACCACATTCTTCACATGGGTCTTTTCCACAATCACAATCACATTTTGCTTCATTGATTGATTCATCGGCTTTTTCTTTTTTATCTTTAGCCGCTTTTTTCATTGTTTCTTTTTTGTCACCATCACCATCGATATCAGCAAAGTCAGGCTTTGCTTTCTTTTCTTCTACTTTTTCTATTTCAGCCATTAGTGATTCATAAATTTCACTTTCGTCTAGTGAATACTCTAATGGGTTATCACCTCTTGAAGGTTGTAACTTTTTGGATTGTTTTGAAATGCTTTCTGGAGATTTCTTTGAGTAGTCATCTAAATCTAACTTATCGTTAGCTGGTGTTGGTTGATATTCGTTTTCTTCGATTGACTCATCGCACCCACATGACGAATCTTGCATACCTGCTAATTGCATCATACGTAAAACTTCTTCTGAATGTTCTGTACTTGTGTTTGATGTAGTAACTGATTTTCCGTTATCATCAGTAACAGTTAAATTATAATGTTTGCTCATTTTTTATCTCCTGAGATAACAGATGGACTAGACTTTTCTTCTGTATCCATTTGTTCTGGTGCTTGGTCTCGTACTTCTTTCGGACTTAATTCATTTTCTACTGTGTCATTTTCTTTTGGTGTTAATGACTTTAGAAAATCGTCTACAAAAGTACGACCATAGTTTTCACCATTGTCTGATTTTGATTCTTCTTCGGAAGTAAGTAATGCTTCTTTATCTTCTGCTTCTACTTCCTCTTTTGGTTCCCATCCTTCTGGATGTACTGCAACATGTGTTAGATGCATACCTAATAAATCTGAAAGTTGCTGACGTAAGATGTCGGCTGATACCGGATAACCAGTAACAATGTCAATTTTAGATACTTCTGAATTTTCTACTTCTTTAAAAAACATTGGGTTCTTTGCGATTGGAGTAGTAGATGTTTTTGATATGCTTCTAAGGTCATATTTGCCTAGAAACTTTTCAATTCTATCTTCTGCATTCGCATCTAACTCACAGCAAAAACGCAATGTGTGTTTATGTTCTTTTTCTGACTCTATTAAAAATTCTTTAAATTTTTTCATGTTGCTCTCCAACGTACTACTCTTATTTATCATTTTTGTTATTTTTTTCTGATTTTTTACCGGTTGCTTCATCGGCAACTGCTTGTGCAGAAGCAATTCTTTTTAATAATTCGTTTCTATCCATATTTAAAGAGCCTTCAGATTCAATTTCGTCATCATCTTTAAGTAAATCTCTATCTTTCTGATGGTCTAGCTTTGCTTTTTGTAATTGCAAATTAATCATTTTTAATTTTCTGTCTACTTTGCTATCTTTAGCCTCTTTTGCTGTTTTTAATAGCTGATTTGCAGTTTCTAATATCTTTGCACCAGCGTGTACTTCCACATTCATGCCTAATTGCAATAAATCTTCAAATGTCTGCATAGCCTTGCCATGAATATCATCCATTTCTCTATCGTGTTCATTTAAATCTGATACCATAGGCAAAGAAGCATCAATTTTCTCTGCATTCTTCATTTCAGTATTAATTATTTTGGATATTTCAGTAGATTCTTCTATAGTAGGCACACCTTCATCAATATCATCTTCATTTGCGATAATTTTTTCAATTTCATCACTACTAGAGATATTAAATGTTTCTTCTAATTTCTTTGTCATTTGTTGCTCCTATTATATCAGTAGTTAATAGTATTTATCAATCTATTTTAACTATTACTTTTTTCTTTTAATAGGTTTAGGTTTTTTAACTTTAGCCTTTACTGGTTTTGGTTTTTTAGTATTTTGATATATATCACCTTCATTCAAAACACGAAAACGCATGCCTCGTTTCTTTGCCCATTGAGTTGCGGCATCCCATTTAGCAAAATTAACTACAACTGCCGATTTATCTGTTTTTCTTCTTGCTAATTCTGGGTTAGATTGTGTTGCAGGTTTAATTTCGACTAACTCTGCATTCTTATTTCCTTTTTTATCCATATATACGATAATAAAGTCAGGAACATACCCAGTAACTTTTCCAGTCATTGGATTTTGATAGGTTATTTTGCAAGGTTCACTTGCCCACGCAACAACACTTGGATTATCATCACAGAAATTCATAAAAGTTTGCTCCCAACTGCTTCTAAAGGTAGGTTCTCCCTTACCAGAATATTTCTGTGGGTTTCTTATTGTATATTTTCCTTGATGATACTTTTGCTTCATTTAATAATTGCTCTTTGAACCAGTGTGTTAGGTTTAGATGGTTTTATTTTACCAGTCTGGTACCCAAATCTCAAAGAACTATTAATTACGAATGCGCCTAAATCATTTAAGTCAAAGTTAGGGCCAATTTCATCAACTAGTGCATAAGGACTAACTCCATAACTTCTAGCTACGTTAGTTATTTCTCTAGCAAACGAATCTGCCTTGGCTTCTGTGAAGCCTTTCTTTCGGAATTTTGCTTTTAGTACATCTATGTCAAATGCCATCTTACTGACCTCTCGTTAAATTCTTCAATACATTTATAGAAGATTGTGAATTATTAAGAGCAGTAGTTGTAGCATTAATATTATTAGAAGGAACTGTGGTTGTTTGGACTTGTCCGCCGCTGGTCCTACTTGAATTATTAATACCGTCTCTAACTAAATCGCCCAATATCCCATATTTACTCTGACTAGTTTTACTTAGATTCTGTAAAGAGCCTATACCAGAGTTTCCTATTATTCCTTGAGCCGCTGAGTTTTTAATATTGCCCCAATTAATACTTCTTCCGTTAAAAAACGCATTTACTAATTCATTTTTTATTGCTCCACCGAAATTGCTTGAGCCGTATGATCCGGTACCACCATCATATGTATTGCCAATATTGGCAAAATCTGCTACTTGTGGATATTTTGTTTCTGGAGTAAATGGGTCGCTAAATCTAGCTTCTGTTGAAACTGCTTCAACAAACTGGTGTCTTGATTTTGCTTCTTCGAATTTTGCTTGTGCAATATCATTCTGTGCTTGTAGAACATTTGAAAATTGTACTGGATCAATATCCTGACCATTGAATTCATTCATGTTAACAGACTTAGATTGCTCTACTGCATTATTTAATCTTGTTAATTCGTCTAATTTTTGTTTATTAATTAGTGCGGCTTGTTCTGCTGTTTGATTAGCAAGTTGATTTGTATTAATCTTCCAAGGTGTGTCATCAGGTGCTGGGTTTGTTGCACTATTTACATCACTTGGATCTTTTTTCATTTGTGTTAATAAATCATTAAGTTTATCATTCCATTGGTCATGTTGTAAAATATCACTTGTGCCTGATTGAGAAAATAAAGACTCTAATATATATGGCTGACCGTCTGTCATCCATGTAGGGAATGTTATCTCATCTGCAACTGTTTCGAATGTGATATTTTCTGGTTGCAAATTAAAATCAATCATTTTTAAGTTACTATCTGCATAGTCACTTGCTGAAAAATTAATAGATGTTACAATTGGATTGACTAACGTAATCTTTTGTATTTTACCAGTTCCGCCAGTCTCTCTGTCTAGGTTTCCGAAAAAATGAAATATAACAACTTTTTCAAAGTTCTGATGATATGCTTTTCCACTATCTGGAAATTTTCTACCTTGATTAATATCTTTAATACTATTTTCTATATTTGCACTATCAGTTGGTATAGCGCCATTCTTAAAAAATCTATTATAGATATTATTCATTAAATGAAAACCATCACCATTGATAGTATCATACATGCTAATTGCCACTTCACCAAAATCTACACGTGTGGGAATATGTACTCTTTTACCGTACCTATCTATTGGTACAGTAGAAGTAGAAATGTTAATCCCACCTACTGATTTTACGAATTTGTTGTTTGGAAGTGTCTGTCCTACTCCTCGGTTGACTTGGTGGAATTCAACATACCACATGTCTCCCAATTTTGGAGCGGATGTAATGGGTCCGACACCGTCGAACCCAAATCTTTTTCTGGCGTTACTGCTATCCTGGACTACAATATTGCCTGGTTTATTTTTACCGCCTTGTCTATCTGTAGCCATAATAGCCTACCTCAAGATTAACCAAGAATGCTTGAATTATTTGTAAATGTCGTATCAGGCATAATTTCAGTATCAGTGAACACAGCATTATCGTACTGTAATGTAAGTGCGATAGTTACTGGATCTGAAACTGAGTAATCTGACTGAGAATAATCTGCATTCTGAACAAAACAACCTTCTAGTTGCCATTGTTCGTTTGGATTGCCTGAGTTACCGTCAAGTATTTCAATTAATGTAGAAAACTTGTAGTTAGTACCTGCCGCTGGACCAGATTGATTTCTGTGGTTCAACTGTGACTGTACTTGTCTACCTACTAGTTTAGTTAAATTGTTTGCAATATCATCACGTAGAGTAATTGTGATAGGTTCCCATGTGTGTTTACCCATCATGTACATACGAGAGTTATATGAATCTACAGGAATTGATTCGTGTGTAATCTTTGGACGAGTTACGTTCATAACCTGTCTTGTGAATTCGGTTGTATTCGTAGTTACACCACCGAAGCCTGCTACTTGAACACGGAAACGATAGTTTAATTTAGGCTGTAGAATACCTGAGCCAGTTACGCCATCGCCACTGTCTGTAGGTACACCGAAAGTATTTAATGTTCTTGCCATGTTTTTGTCTCCTAAAAAGTTTCGAAACTTTACTTTATATAAGAGTATTTATCTAATATGAATATAATTAAAGTTGTAGTTAATAAAAACCCGACATAACTGCCGGGTTTTCATGATTTTTATTGGTTTATCTCAGCTTATGCTAGAGATTCGCCTGTATTTCTGATACGTAGTGGGATATAGATGAATTCTACAGCTTTCACTGGTTGAATTGCAACATCTACCCATAACTCATTCTTATCGATACGAGCCGGTGTATTGTTTGATTCATCACATACTACTAAGAAGTCATATAAACCTCTATTAGTAACTAATTCACCACAGAAACGTTCTACTGCATCACGCATGTTATCACGTGTGATTTTATCATTCTGTTCGAATAAGAAACCACGTGAAAGTTGATCCAATTGAAAACGCATGTAGTTAATAAGTCTTGCAACGTTAACACGGTCAAGTGCTGATGCAAATGCCTGTGTTGTTTTCTGCCCATAAACTACTAGACCTTGGTTTGGAAGGTCTGCGATTGGATTAACACGTGAAGTGTATAGTACGTCACGTTGCCCATTGCTTAAACGAACTTGTGCAAATTCGTTTTCATCGTTTACATAACCTACTTTACTTGCATTCGTTACAACACCACGTGTCAAGCCCGCTGGAGCAAACCATGGGAATGATACTTGGTCTGAGAATGCAATAGTACGTAGTGCGATTGCTGATGATGGAATAACAACATCATTACCTGATAAGTCTGTTGAAAGACCATGTGGGTAATAAACTGCCGCATACGATTCTGCTGGAACATTGTCTGTTGCCCATGTTTTCAAAGATGTAGAATCTGATTTCAAGTCCATTGGTGTATCACCAATAACGAAAGCAACTTCTTTCTTATCTTTGTTTAGAGCAATCATTTCGTCCATTAACTCTGGGTATCCAGGAGATGCAATCAAGTTAAAGTAAACGCCTTCTGAACGAATACCATCGTTACCTGCAACTGCCGCCTGCATAGCTTCTACAACCATATGACGTTGTGCTGGTTTACCGAATTTGCCTGAACCATCTAGGTTAATACCTGATGCCCATTCCCACTTACCGTTAGTATATCTTTTAACATTGTAAGTAGAGTAATCCATGTTTACCATGTACATACCTTCTGGTGCTAATTCTGGATTAGTAGTCTTAGCATGTACTGTACGAGACATTACGTTGCCGTCTTCATCACGTGGAGGGAGGTCTGAATAATGTGAGAATATCACACCATTGCTAGATGATTGGTCAGCATTGTCTAGCTTGACCCATTCTGATCCACTCCAACGATAGATATGTGGATAAGGCATAGCATCACTATCAACCCATACATCACCAGTGTAAAGATTTGTTGTACCATCTTTACGTTTTGTTGGCATGCCTGAACGTAGTTGTAATTCATTGCCCATAACACCGTTAGTGTCTTCGGACCATGCATGTTGTTGCCATTTCTGAACACCACCGACATATGCGTTTTTAAGAATCTCTATTTTTAGGTCTGCGTCAAACCATAAAGTGCCTTCTGCTACTGCGCCTTTTGGTGTTGAGTTTGATGCTTCGTATGATAAATCAGACCAAGCTGAATCTACTAAAGTTGATTCTGTAAAGCCCATAGCACCGAAGCCAGAAGTGAATACAATATTTAATTCTAATCCGTCTGATTTGGTCCATCTAACTTTGTCTGCACCTACTTTTTCAACTGAAACATTAGCTGTATTCAAAGCCGCACTATTTTGCATTTTAATTACAAGTGCGTCTAATGTTGTTGCTGTTTCATTGAATTGCGTTCCTTCTACTGTGAAGTTTGCAGTGATTGATGCTGTATCTGGAATTGCTCCAGATGTAATTGTTGTCGCAGTTTTACCTGTATTTCTACGTAACTCGACAAAACCTTTTGTATCGTTATGTCGTGCATATATATCGCCTGCATCAATTAATGTTGTGCCTGCTATATCATCTGATGTATATAATGGTGCTTGAACTGTAGTCCATAGACCAGATGTTGAACTGTAAACAGCCGCAGATAAATCCATACCTCCGCCTTGTTTTGTTTTTCTAATATAAATATTACCATTTGCAACTGGCGTTACGTTATCTGACTGGTGTGTTGGAGCAAATAGGGACCATTGAAAATCTGATCCGCCTACATCGCCTGCAACTACCCAAGATACGCCGACTTTTTCCCAAATTGTAATTTTAACTGTTGACGTAACTACTGCGATGTCGCCTGCTGAACCAAAAGTATTTGATGGTGCCGCAAAACCGTCTGCATTGATAGCCTCAACATTACCTGTTCCAGGTGCATCTGTCAATATTTTTGGTGCAACTGAATTCCATGTTGTACCGTCGTATTGAAAAATACCGAAATCAGACGATGCTGTGTCATGCCAATATGTTCCGTTTGTTATTGCGCCAGCTGGTTCTGTTGAAGTCGCTTCTAGTTGTGACATGTCTACGTCCGCACGTATTACATAGGCGTTATTTGAAACTCCTAAGTATTGATACGCCGCTAATAGGCCATATTCACTTGTCTCTGATCCTTGCACAACTGAACCACCAACTTCGTAGAACACTGGTTCGCCGAAAGTTTCAACTAATTCTCGTTGTGAAGAAACCAGATATGCAACACCGGCGTTAGCCTGTAGTGTTCCAGATGCGATTGCTGAACCAGATGCGTCTGTTTTGTTTGTTGCCGTAGCAACGACTAGTAGTGGAAGTGTACCTTGTGTAGCGGCCGCATATTGCGACTCATCACTAACAACAACTGACACGCCCGGTGATACTAATGTAGGCATTCTGTTTCTCCTTAATTATACTTAATTATATAAATTGCTTTATAGCAAAATTCTTTTATTGCTACAAGTATTTATCGAAAAATGCAAAAAAGTGGGTGTTTTTGAATTAACTACGTAGACAATACATCTGAAACTTGGCTATATAGATGTTCCAAGTCTTTTGAGTTGTCAAACTCTATGTCAAAGTCCCAGCCTGCCCAACTATACTCACTTTTATGTACATCTGGATATCTAGTCATTAAATCTATTTGATTTTTTGTGTTAGACCTAACAGCGTAATCCCACCATTGGGGTTTTTCTTTACGCCATACTACTGTAGTTTTACCGCCTAAACGTTTAATTACATCTAACTCATTATAAAATCTGCAATCAGAAATGACTACATTTTTATCTGTCAATTCGACTTGTCTTTCACAAGCCGCTACCCAAATATCTGGGTGAAAATGTGTTCTGAATACATCAGTGCCTACATGTTGCAAAGCCCATCTTGGTGTAAAGTTAGGAATACCTAATCTTTTTGCCCACCATTCGTCTACTTGTTCTCTGAATACTCTACTCTCTGGTGTATTGCCTTCTAATAGAATTCTATCCCAACCAAATATATTTGCACATGCATCTTTTAGCACACCTGCAAAACTAATACGTTGAAACCCTTGTTCAATTAAATTACCTGCTACTGTATCTTTTCCATGTCCTATTAACCCACAAATGCCTATTATTTTCTTCATATAATCCTCAGTATTATGTTATACAGTATTATGGTAACTATTGCGCCTATTGATGCTGAAAACCAAAAGCCATAAGTTTGAACCAGTAACCCAAATATAACAAAAAACGAGAGACTTGTCAAGACAAAATATATAGTTTGTATAGAAAATTTTGAAAACGTTGCAGTATCAACGCCTCCGAACCACATAAAAATCATTGCCAGAAATGCAGTGAATGGTATGCCCATCAATAAAGCCGCCATAGTAACGCTACGATTAGCCATCATACTTACTGATGCAACAATTATACCAGATATTATAGCTTTTAAAATGAATTCCATACTTCTCTTAATCCTATCTTATCTATCTTAGTATTTACTAAGATATCATTTTCTTTTTCTTTATCTATAATTTGGTCGAGAGTGTATGAATGTGTAGTTGGTTGATTTATAAATTCTATTAATAATTGTAATTCTTCTTGTCCATCAAATGCATGTTTAAGTACATTAGATAGTTTAATCTTTAAACTACTTTCTAAATTTTTTAATGACATATGATCCGGGTAGTCCAACATATCAACATCAGGCATCTTTCCAAAATGACTGTATGAAAACTCTACTATATCCTTTAATAGGTGTATGTTAAAGACGTTTATCACAGTATGCATACCTAACGTCATATTATCTGATTTATGCTCTGTAAAGTGATTTATGGCGCTCTGAATAGTATCCCAGGTGTGCGGTGGTCTAAGCACTTCGTTTGCTTCACCTATTGCATCAATGCTAAAGACTACTTCTACTTCTTTTATTTTAGACCAAGCATCAAATATTTCCTGCTTTGGTATTATTGTACCATTAGTGTTATAAAACAATCTTACGTTACTAGGAGCATCTGATTTGTTTATGATTTGATTTAAAAAGTTTGAATGCTTCTTATCCAATAATGGTTCGCCGCCAATAAATTTAACAAAATCTAGTTTAGACAAGTCAGTATTATAATGTTCTAAATCAAATGAATCTACAGATACATCAACCGACATACCTGGATTTTTTATTAATTTCCATTTACTACTAAAAGTATCATTGCACATTCTACAAGATAAATTACAATGTGTCGATAACGCAGTCTCTATATATCTTATCTTTGGCTCTTGTCCTATGAATTTATCGTACTGATTAAATTGTTGCCTGAATGATTGTGTATTATTATCTTCTGCACGCCAACACTTGTCGCACATTGAAAGTTTTTCACCTTTCAACATTTTACTTCTTATATCATTGAAGAATTTAGAATTAAATGCGTTGTGCAACCCATCTTTTAATTTTGGGGCTTCGTCTATGTTTGGGATATTGCTTTCTTCTACAAAGCAACAAGGCAATACAGTACCATCTACCTTTAATCTCGCATGAGACCACAGTAAGGAACAAGCAGTTTTGGGTATATTATCCAATTACAAATCCAAGTGGAGAAGAACCATCTATGTAAGTTGATAGGTCTTGTTCCAACTTGTCAATTAAAACATCTGCCTCATTTTTCATTTCTGCACCATTAAGTGATACTCCACCTTGGGCGCCAGGTAATGAAGAAAATTTACTTCGTGCTTCGCCTAACATTTTTTTACAATATGCTAATGTATAATCTCTCATCCAAGATTTAAGATATGGGTCTACTAGAAGTTGTTCTTCTGGTCTTTCTAAATGGACATGCATAAGAACCATTTCGTCGGCTCTCATTCTACGTAATAGTTTTATTTTATTAGTTGTTGGATTCCAAATATATTGAATATCAGTTGCGGCAACTCTATTTAAAGATTCACGATATTGAGCAAATGCTTCAAACGTAGCAAGCCCACCTATATGATTGTTTAAGAAAAAATAAGAGTTGGCATATGCTAGTTCAAACGGATCCATATCTACACCGCCCGATATACCGTGACCAAATGAACGATGATGTATCTTCTTAACTTCAACAATTTCTGCCGGCAACGTGTATTCGTCTACATCTTTTTTCAATTCCATAGCATAGAAATCTTCTTCTACTGCATTTTCAGAACGTTGTCTTATTTTTGATAAAGCAACATCTACTGCTAAATCATAGTGGTCAGGATCAAGTTCGATATCGACCATGCCGTCACCTAGCAATAATCGTACTTCCTTAATTACATCGTTTCTAACTTTTGTGTTCTTAGCCATTGACTATACTCCAACTATATACAGTATTTATCATTTACTGGAGATATAAAAAAAGCCCATTAACGAATGGGCTCTTTTATTTACAATTTGTATAATATTATGTAGAATAACCTCGGTCTGTTGGGATATTTTCTAATATTTCATTCCTTGTAGCTTCTGCATATGTATGATTGAACCCGTCTTCATCCTTAACTGGTTCACCTGCACCTGAAACTCCTGAATCTGCAATTTCATAAGGTACATCAGTTTTAACTTCATATGTATATGATACATTATGTGTATCTTCCATCCATTGTCTAAAAGGAGTTGTATACGCCTGATAGTTATCGTAGTGTCTTGAATTAATAAATGTCAGACCGTATGCAAATTTATTAGCGTCTTCTGGGTGCCAACCATATAATCTAGTATTTTCAAAAATAAAATCTCTTAATGCTTTGGCATATTTTGTACCATCTGCGGCAATATATTCATCAAGTAAGTTCTTAATCATTTTGCCACCATCTACTTCTGCGCCACCTTGAGCAGTAATAACCGCATCGGGTACAGTTACTTCCGCGAAGTAATATCGTTTTTTGTTGTTTGCCATATCTATCTCTCCCGGGATATAAATTAGTAATGTTAATTTAGTATGCTCGTCAGCATCTACATACTATTTATCAAAATACCTTGAGAAGCAGGGTATGTTCATTAATTCTGCCATTCATCTTTGTAGGGACACTCTTAATTGCTTCAAATTGCTTGTTAAGAGAACGTTTATTGATATCTTTAAATATCTTTAATTGCTCTTGAGGCTTACGTAGGGTCTTCTGTACACTAGTTTCCTCGTTAAATCGTATCATGGTAGTACCTTTAACACTAAGGCCGCTTCCTTCACGTTTTTGGTTCATTGGATCTACATTACTCGTATGATATATACCTAGCTTACGTGATTTTGTATTATAAAGAACTAGTATATTACTCCCAACTATCTCAATAGGATTAATACTAACTAATCCAGTATCAACATGTTCTTTCATAAACTTCATTTTAGATACAAGTTTTTCAGAACTAACAGGTTTCTTTTTACGAGGCTTTCGGTCAAATTTTGCATTAGCAATTACCATATCACAAGCCTGTACAATACTCTTATACATTTCGTACATTGCTTTAATTTCAGACTTTTCTAAATGAGAATAGCCTTCAATAAGTTGTTCGTGCCAATCAAGTTCCTTTTCAGACATTCCTTTTGTCTTAGGAGGATTAATTAGTTCATCATACTCATTAAAATTTGCAACGTACAACTCCCTAATAACTTTAGCGTGATTGGCTTTTGCTTCCTGCTTACGCAAAATATTAATAGGCTTGAAATTTTTCAATGAGTTTGTATCCATATCAAATTCATCAATAAAGTCTTCTAATTCATCTGTCATAGACAATGCTTTTAAACGTAGAAGTTCTTGTATAGAAGGACGATATTTATTTTTCTTTTGTTCTTCTTTTTCTACTTCTTCTTTTGCCTCACGCATTTCTTTTCCACGTGCGATTGCAGTAGTAACTTGTTTGCGAATAAATTCACTAATTGGAGTTATGTGTCCGCCAGTGCCCGGAAGAGTTTGCCAGTAATCATCTTCCTTTTGATTAAAGTCAGGCATACCATCCAGTAGTAACCTTGAACATATTGCACATGTTACACTCAATGACGATTCTGGTGGGATCTTTGCTAACTTTATTTCTTCGTTTGTATATCCGTTCTTTCCCATCCATGAAAATATGTATGCATATAAATCTTTTGGTTGATAATTTTCATAGTAGAAACTACGGGCATGTTCTTTCTTACGATGATATTCTGCTCCGGACAAAGTTTCCCAACCATCCCATTTCGGTGATTCTAGTTTTGCTCCTCGTTTGGATGGGGCTCTCTTTATTGCTTTTTTCTTTTTCGCCAATGCCATTTAATTTTCGCTCCGTGATAATTCGAATCATTTAATCTCAGTTTCTATTTAACTACAAATAGTGTTTTTTGTCAAGTTTTAAGTCTATCCGTGTTATTATCTAACAAATTAGCATCCTCAAGTACATCATTGCGTAGTGCGTTTATAAGCAATGCACTTCTATATAAATTAGATTTATTAGGCATTGTACTATGCAATGTTCTACCATCATACATTAGCACATCACCTGCTTTTGCTAAAAATTGGTGACCTTCATTAACTAATCTATCATTGTAATGCTCTTGGTTGTCCTGAATATCTTTATAATATATCTTTTCCAAATGCGAACCAGGAAGATACGCAGTGCCGCCATTCTCTAAAGTGAAATCATTAAGAGGTATAATTATTTGTACACCCAATGTAGCATCTACTTTGGCATATTTTTCAAATCGATAAGGCGTATCTATGTGTGCATAAATTTTACTTGATTTAGGTGCAGTGGTAATACAGTCAACCGCATGTATATTCCACTCCTTGGATCCAAATAACGTATCAATATACTTGTTTAATGGTACAACAACTGGTAACCACATTTCTCTAGGAGGTGCTTTTGTCCACCAAACATCATATGTACGTTTTCCGTCATGTTCATTATAGTAAATACCGTCTGATCCATTGCCTCTGTGTGCATTATCAGGGTTCATTGCCCATAATCTAAATTGTTCTATTGCAATTCTAGGTAAATAATCACGTGCAATAATATATCCTGCACTAGTTAATCGGTCATCCATGTGTTATGCTCCTACATATATTCCTTATTATATGATAAATACGTATAGAAGTCAAGGAAAAAAAATATGCCAAGATTAAGTTTATGGAATCCTCGTAAGGGAAATGATTACAAATTCATCGATAAGATGGTGAAGGGGCACTTCGACCACGGCGGTACCTCACTACTTGTTCACAAATATTTAGGTTCACAAGACACAACTGATCCTGACTATGACCCTACCAAACCAGCAATACAAGATTTGCTATTCATGGAGAACCGTGACAGAAAATATGATGATAACATCTATGACCTACGTGGCGTATATACAGTTACAGACCAAGATATGGACTTATCTCAGTTTGGTATGTTCCTAGGCAATGACCAGATTATCTTTACTTGTCATATAAATGATATGGTAGAAAAATTAGGAAGAAAAATAATGACAGGAGATGTCATTGAACTTCCACATATGAGAGAAGACCTATTACTTGATGAAGAGGCTTCGGCAGTAAATCAATATTGGGTCGTACAAGATGCATCAAAAGCCGCAGAAGGATTTGATCCAGGTTGGTGGCCTCACATATGGCGTTTCCGTTGTAAACAATTACAAGATACACAAGAATACTCAGATATACTTGGAACAGGCGAAGAAGCAGATGATTTGAAAAATCTTCTGTCTACATACAATAAAGAATTACAAGTCAATGATGCCATTGTAGAAGAAGCCCAAGAAAATGTTCCAGGAAAGTATTGGGATTATAGAACAAACAGTTTACAGTATGTAAAGGGTGGCGAACATCCAGAAGATTTAGATATGGCAACTGTTGCAAATGGTAAGAGTTTTCCAAATGAACCAGCAGAGAATACTTATTTCTTAAGAACTGATTATTCTCCAAATAGACTGTTTCAATACCGTGTTAATAAATGGTACAAGATAGAAGACAGTGACGGTGGTTGGGAAGTTGGTAATCACTTGCATCATAAATTTATCAATAACGATGGCGTAGTCAAACTAGAAGACGGCACAGTTGTTGCAGGAAAGGTTAATTTGTCAAAAGCAGTTAAACCAAAGGTAGATTAATATGGCGACAGTAAAGCAAACACATTTTTACGATGAACAAATAAGACGATATATTCTACAGTTTATTAGGATATTCAGTGGGTTCACAGTAAAAACTGGTAAGAAAATGAACGACGGTGTAACTGATTATTATATAAGAACACCAGCAAGATATGGTGACGTATCTCGAATGGCGGCTACTATTATGAAAGGTAATAGTGAAAATATTATCAATTCGGCTCCATTTATTAGTTGTTGGATACAAAGTTTACAACCAGATAGGTCAAGAGTACAAGAACCATTCTTCAATGATGCTGTAGCAGTCACAGAACGTAAGTTTGATGAGAACACACAAAAGTACACAAATGCAGAAGGCAATAGGTATAATGTTAAAAGACTTATGCCAGTTCCTTATCTACTAAACATGCAAGTTGATGTTTGGACTAGTAATACAGACCAAAAATTACAACTAATGGAACAAATATTAGTGTTATTCAATCCAGCGTTAGAGATACAACACAATGACAACCCTGTTGATTGGACTACAATTACTACTGTAGAACTAACTGATATTCAGTGGTCAAGTAGAGGTATTCCTGCAGGCATTGAAGACCAAATCGATATTGCTACTATGTTCTTTCAAATACCTATTTGGATTAATCCTCCAGCACAAGTAACAAGACAAAATGTTATAAGAAACATTATACACAACTTATACACATACTCAGATTTAGATACATTAGATTATGATCCTGATGCATTTGAATTCTTTAGAGATTTACAAAAAGAAGCAAGTGTGGTAGTAACACCCGAAAATTATGCATTACAAATTACTGAAAATAATGGTCAGTATGTCGCACAGCCTCTGGCAAACGGCAATTATGCCGATGGCATAAAGTGGGAAGATGTTTTCAAAAATTATGGAAATTTAGATGATGGGATATCAAGATTAAGACTTAAATTTCATGGAAATCTTGAAGATGATGGGTCTGATATTATCGGTACAATATCTTCAACACCAAATCCTGAAATAATTGAATTCGCTGTAGATACT